ATAGTCGATTCAATTCTACCTTCATTTGTTCCTTCTGAAACTGTTACAATACCAACTGATCAATCAGTGCCAGGAGCAAACGCAAATGCTAACTCTGAAGCACTTACGTTTCTCTCAAGTGTCATCAACACACAAGACAATCCTATATTGACAACATCAATCGACTACGCAAACTATGTCGGCAACCTTACGATTCAAGGATCAACATTAGTTGATGCTGATTACTATGATATCAATTCATATCGATATGGTAACGCCGCAAACGGCAATAGTGAATCACGCACGATTGGATACACTATTAATGGATATCATCCTTACATCCGTCTCAAGTTCGAAGCAAATGTGGGTAACATAGTTACTATTTTGGCAAGATAAGATACCCGCTTTACTTGTTTTCTCTTTCGTTTTAGTTTATAATAACAGTTATGTTTGATATACTTACGGTTGCTCCGGGCAAAAAGAAAAAAACACAAAGCGGTTGGACTTCGTTCAACGCTCCCTGTTGTATTCATAATGGTCATAGCCCTGACAAACGTATGCGTGGTGGTATAAAACAAGACGGAGACGATTGGTCGTATCATTGTTTCAACTGTAACTTTAAATGCGGATTCAAACTAGGTAGAAACATCAGCAGAAACTGTCGTAGATTCTTAGGATGGTGTGGCATGGACGATACAGACATTAACAAGTGGTCATTACATTCACTTCAACACAAAGACTTACTTGATTCTATTATAACTAAAAAGAAACAACATGCAGTGCCGAAGTTTAAAGAAGTTGAGATGCCTGCAGGTGAATTAATTTACACTGCTAATCCAAAACATAAAGTTTACATTGACTATCTTGCGACAAGAGGAATGACACACAATGATTATCCTTTCTTAGTTACGCCAGATGAAGAAGGTCGAAATTCACAGCGATTGATCATACCCTACACATACGAAAACAAAATTGTAGGTAGCACAAGCAGATACTTAGACAACAGAGTGCCTAAGTTTATTAACGATCAACAACCTGGCTATGTGTTTGGTATTGATTTACAAAAGCCAGACTGGGAAGTGTGTCTAGTTTTTGAGGGTATCTTCGATGCAATCTCAATGAATGGTTGTGCGTTGACACATAACACTATCAATGACAATCAAGTAGGTGTGTTGAAAAAGTTGGGTAAACGAATCATTGTAGTTCCAGATCAGGATAAGACAGGACTAGAGATATGTGATAGAGCGTTAGAACTAGGGTTTGACGTATCATTACCTAACTGGACAGACGATGTAAAAGATGCAAACGATGCATTGATAAAATACGGGAGACTGCCTACCCTACTAAGTATACTTGAGACTGCAACGAGCAGTAAGATAAAAATAGAAATGATGAGGAATAAAATTGCTAAAAGAATTTAACGCAGAGGTGCAAGAACTTTTCTTGCGAATGATGATAACAAACGCAGAATTGTATGTGCGAGTCACAAACATATTCAATCCAGAAAACTTTGATCGTAAACTTAGGCCTGTAGCAGAGTTTATGAGAGAGCATTCAGAGCAATATAAAGTCTTGCCTGATTCAACGCAGATTAAAGCGACAACAGGTGAAACAATAGATGTTGTGGCTGACTTGGACGAAGGTCATTATGATTGGTTTATGAATGAGTTTGAATCATTCACTCGTAGACAAGAACTAGAAAGAGCGATCATGGCCTCAGCAGACCTTTTAGAAAAAGGTGATTACGATCCTGTTGAAAAACTTATTAAAGACGCAGTACAAATTTCTTTGTTAAGAGATATGGGTGTTGATTACTTTGATGATCCTAGGGCTCGTTTGATGCATCTTAAAACAAGTAACGGTCAAGCATCAACTGGTTGGCCGTCACTTGATCAGAAACTTTATGGTGGATTCAATCGTGGAGAGTTACAAATCTTTGCTGGTGCTTCTGGTTCAGGTAAGTCATTGTTTATGCAAAATTTGTCAGTCAATTGGGCTCTTGCTGGAATGTCTGGTATCTATGTTACTTTAGAATTAAGTGAAAACTTATCAGCAATGAGACTTGACTCAATGGTCACTGACACTGGCACAAAAGAAATCTTTAAAGATTTAGATAATGTTGAAATGAAAGTAAAGATGAAACAAAAAGCGGCTGGTCAATTAAGAATCAAATACATGCCTGCTCAGTCTACAGTTAACGATCTTAGAGCATACTGTAAAGAACTACAGATACAAACGGGCATGAAACTTGACTTCTTGTGTGTTGATTACTTAGACTTGTTAATGCCTGTAAGTGCTAAAGTAAGTCCTTCAGACTTGTTTATTAAAGACAAGTATGTTTCAGAAGAATTGCGTAACTTAGCAAAAGAATTGGACATACTCTTTGTAACAGCATCACAGTTAAATCGAAGTGCTACTGATGAAATCGAATTCGATCACAGTCATATATCAGGTGGTATCAGTAAGATTAATACTGCTGACAATGTGTTCGGTATCTTTACATCACGCAGTATGAGAGAACGTGGTCAGTATCAAATTCAGTTAATGAAGACAAGATCAAGTTCTGGTGTAGGACAAAAGGTTGAATTAGCATTTAATGTCGATACATTGCGTATTACAGATCCTGGCACATCAACAGTTGCAAGTCCTGGATCGCAACCACAACCATCAGCACAAGCAATCATGGATAAGTTTAAAACTACATCTAATGTTGGCGCAACAGATGAAATTGTTCAGTCTCAAATAGAACCTGCTAACAAAAACGTAAAAGCAGATGTTCAAGGCACTAAACTCAAATCATTACTGAATAATCTAAAAGAAAACAATTAATGGCTTATAACGACTAAATACTATACACGGAATTAAGAGATACCCTTATGCAAAAGAAAACAAGAAGTTTACTAGAAGAACTTGAGTCAATCGGCGCAAACCGAGACGTGCCACATATCATAGAGTCTCGTGGTAACAACATTATTTCTAGTGCATTAAATCTTATTGAGTATATTCAACGCAATTACGATGAAGATAAGGCTGAATTACTTGAAAAGAAATTGTTAAGTGCTATCCGTGGCAGAGACAACACTCGTTTCTCAAAAACAATCAAAAAGATTAATTAGGATAGTTGCATGAAAAGCAATGACATTATAGTTGAGTATAAAATCGGAGATAAAGCAAGATCCGGTCTAAACAAAGCACGGAACTTCTTCCGAGGAAAAGACTATAATCCACAAGATCCAGATGGTTTGAATAAAGGAGATCCAAAATTTGGATATCCAGAAACGCCAGAAACGCCAGAAACTCCTAATAACAACGGAAAAGCATTTACTTTACCAAAAAATAATAGTTCTGCTAGCCGGATCCAAAGAAATACAAGAACGCATTTTGTACAAAACTTCGTAGACACCATTTATGATCTTGTATATAGTCAATTAGAAGCTCCTGTATCATATATTGCAAAACCTGGAAAAACAATCGATCCAAGTACTCAAGTCTCATTAGATACATATTTAAGTAATTGGTATAATCAATATACTGCTAAACTTAAAATTAATGACAACTCTCCATTTGGCAAGATGAAGAATAACATATTTAGAGAAATGCAAAAAAATTGGAATAACGGCGTTTATGATGAGGCTTTGATAAAGAGTTTAGGAGAGCAAACCTATGCTTATTCTCTAGCAGGAGCATCTACTATAGTCCCAGCGAAAGATATAGAAGCACAAGCAAAGGAGAAAGAAAATTTAGAGAAAGCTGAAACAGCAGAACTAGCATCTACTCCTGTGAAAGGAGAACTGCGACAATTAAAAATGGCCAATGGAGAACTTGACACCTATGAGTGGAAAGGTGCTCAATGGCAAAATAAAAGAACAAAAAAGATGGCAGAAAAGGATCCTACGCAAAAACTTTTAGCAAAAGCACCAACATATAATCCTAAACAAAATAAACCAGCTACAGTGACTGAATCTTCAAAAAGAGTAGCAAAACTTAAAAAGTTATTAGAGAAGTAAGATGAATCTTACTGAGCAAATTTCAGCCTTACAGAAAAAACTAGACAGCATCAACTTAGTCGAAGCCGCAGGTCATATGGATCATCCAGAAGACTTAGTGTTTTTAGATGATGAGCCAGGAGCAAGACACGCCCTGCAACAGATCGAAGCAACAATACAATCACCAAACAATATTACAATCAAATGGGACGGCTATCCTGCTCTCATCTTTGGCCGTAATCCTGAAGGTAGATTCTCTATTATGGACAAACACATGTTCAATAAGAAAGATGGCACTGGTCGTCAAGTGTTTAGTTCAGAAGAATTCCAAG